TTCCAGCATTCCTTAATAAGTGAGGCGGATCGAAAACTACCATCGAAAAAGATTTATCCTCATATGGCATATTTGTAAAGTCGGCTTGTATGTCGGGATTTACTTCAAATGATCTACCATCGCATAAATGAGTAGAGACCTTTCGAATGTCTTGAAAAAGAACTCTTTCGTCATGTTTGTCGAAGTAGAACATCTTTCCCCCACAACAGGCATCTAATATCGTTTTTCTCATTGCTCTCCTCCTTTCATAAGTTCTATTTCTCCCATATCTGTATGATTTTTATAATTTATTGAAATAAACTGACTTGTATTCTTTTCAAGACCTTTTCATTTGCGTCGTTATAAAATTGCTTGTTGACCTCGAAACCATATGCCTTTCTTCCCAATGAGGCCGCCGCATACAGGGTTGTGCCGCTTCCTGCGCACGGGTCGATGACAACATCGCCCTTGTCCGTGAATATCTCTATCAACCGTTTGAGAAGTGGGACAGGTTTCTGGCAAGGGTGGCATTTGGGCGTGGTGTTGTCCCTCACCCAGTCGAAGCAGTTGAAAATCATTCTCCCGTTGTTGTTGAATTTGGGCAACTTGTCCCGATAAAGGATAAGACCGTATTCGCAGTTGCCGACGACCTTCATGTTTGCTTTCAATACTTGCGCCGAGAAGTCCTTGCGGAAAACCAGCGGTATATAGTGATTTAACCCGTATTTGCGGCCTAACTCTATGAATTTGAACTGCTGTTCGTACTCGCAGAACAGTATCATGCAGGGGGACTTGCCGGCTTCTTTCGGTTCTTTCACGAGCATTTTGGAACAGAAGTGCATGAACTCTGCCGGACGGAACTCGCTGTCGGACGAGAAGAATTGTTTGCCTGCCAATGCGCTCTCGCCGTTCTTGTTGTCTCCGTCGATATACCATGCGGGGTTGCTGGCGTAGGCGTTATTCGCCAAATTATACGGCACATCTGCTATAATCAGCTGCGCTTTTGGCAGCCCATAGACTTTATAATTCTGGAACGAATCGTTGTAAAGCTCTATGTCTTTCATACTTAACTTTCCTTTTTGCTGTATTTGTCGATAATTTCTTGAATCTGATCGGGTGTCGCTTTCTCCTTTTCACGTAGCTCTCTCTCCCTTTCCTTTTCCTCCTGCCTTTTCTTGTCCTCATAGAACCGCAATAGTTTCTCTCTGTCGGCTCTGAACTCTCGAAGAGACCTTGTTATCACCATAGGGTCGAAAACTCCGTAGAACGTTCCGTAAAGACCTTGCTTGAACCGCTGGAAGAATACCATGAACTCGGTAAGTTTGAAATCGCCATAGCCGGAGATGATGATACGGGCTATCTCCTCGTATTCCTTTTCAGTCATTCCGTCCTTGCGGACTCCCGAAAACTCGGCGAGGTCGAGAAGCTGTATTTCCAGCCACGACTCGGCGATGTGACTGCCGAACGTCCTCGATACACGGGCTATGCTCGGAGCCTTGCCGATAAAGCATCGTTCGAGACTCTGGCAATAGCGGCCTTGATTGTCGGGGCTAAAAAGGCAGAGCAGATTCTCCCCCGTCTTGTAGGTTGCCAGTATCTCCCGTTGCCAGCTTGGTGGCGATGGCTTTTGCAAACTCTGCAACTCGCTCCTGTTTGGTCTTTCCGGTAGCAGCTCTTCTATTTTTTTCATACTTTTTCTCGTTGTTTGCCCATGTGGCGAGCCGCTTGGAGAGCTCCCATGTGGGCTGTTTCTCGAATCTCATTTTCGTTTGGGAGGCGTTCATCTCCGACCAATAGTCGAAGAATGCCCGAAGCATTTCTTTCCCGTACTTGTCGGCATAAGGGATAAGGGAATGATAAAAGGCTTCTTTCCTTTCGTGCGTGGCGGCGGACGCCGCTTTTTTCTTTATACTCTCGTTAGAGAGTATTTCTTTTTTTTCTTTTTCTTTTATTTTCTTTTGTGGTATTTTCTCAGAGTTTATGGGCATTTCTTCGGAAGAAATAGTCATTTCCTCGGAGGAAATATGTTTTTCCTCGGAAGAAATAAGGGAATATTCGACAAAATCGCATTTCCGATTGATCTGTTTGCAAATGTCCCTGTATCGTTCCTGTATTCCTTTCGATGACAACACATGTTCCATTTCAAATAATTCTTTGGAAAATAACCCCAGTGCCAGACAGCTCTTAATCACTTCTGATATATATGCCTCTTCAAACCCGGTCTGTTCCGAAATAATGAAGGGCAACTCTTCGTCCCACATCATGTAGTACCCACCCTTGTAGATAAGACATAGCAGGAGAGCATATACCGTCATAGCTTTACCGCCTTGATACTTGATTAACTTTCGTATTCTTATATCTTGAAATGTGTCTATGTCAAAAGGAAAATAGTCCAATCCCATTTTTCTATTTCGTCCCATGTATATTTAGTTCCTATTTTCTTTTTATAAACTCATGAATTTTACTCATAATATGACAATTTCCACTGACGTGAAACGGTTGGGAAACTGTAAGATTGTGCTCATAATTATTCTTATTTATTACATGGTAAATTTAATATATTATTTACTTTTTGACAAATATAAATATCTGTAAATCAAATGATTAAACATTTTTTTTAATTTGTGGTTTCAGTAATTGAAAATGCCCATCCGTTCAGGGTCTTGTGCTTGTCAATCTCACCGGTTTTGCATAACTCGTTTATCTCAGATTTGAGTGATCGTATAACCACCGACTGTATTTCGGTAAAGCTCGCTATGGAGGGCTCCTTGTTATTCTTTTTCTTTTCCTCGACTATCGAGGCGATGATGTTCTTGATGTCTATCATACGGCTTGTTTCTGTTGTTTTTCACGCAAGAATTTGTTGATGAAGTAGATTTGACCTTTACCGGTTACCTTCGTAGTGGTCGTTACCAGTATTGTGCCGTCGGGCTTGTTGATGATCGTTTTCTTTATCTCGAAGAGATTCATCTCCATAGCCCGTTGGGTAGGTAGGTTGTAATTCTCGCCGGTCTTACAGAGGTAGCCCTCATCTCTCAATAATTGGAACAATCTGTTTTGCCCTATCTTGATTCCGTTTTGATTGAGGATTTTTGCCAGCTCTCCAATGAGGCAGGAGCGTTGCGATGTCTCCACCGCCTCGGCAAACAGGACTTTGGGGCGGTTGGCTTCTATCATCTTCTGCTGTTCCTCTATTCGGGCTTGTTGTTCGGCGGCCAACAGGAGGGCTTCACGGAAAGAGCCGGGGACATTGTAACCACCGCTTTTGATTGTCTCCTCCATTTGATTGAAGGCGTTGATGTATTCGAGTTTGAATTTGAGAGCCTTTTCGCCGGTGAATCCCATAGCCAGCAAGGTGAAGCCGTCTCGGTTCATGACATACATAGGGGCTTTGCGTACTGCTCCTGTACCGTTGTTTAAAGGCACATCGTACTCAACCAATGCGAACATTTTTGCAAGTTGTTGATTATCAGTTTGCAGGGATTTTTCCTTTCTAACTAATAAATTTTGAATTGCTTCTAAAACATACGAATGTCTCTTTTCAAATTTCTCAGCAATTAAAAGACTGTTAGTTAACACTTGGCCGTTATGGCCTTTGAATACAAGATTGTTCATGGTGTCTATCATTTGTTTATTTTAGATTCTCATTTCAATCGAAAAGTGTTTTTGGCTTTTCATCGGGAAGAAACAGACCATTTACAGCTAATACCTTTCTCATCGCTTCTCGATAAGTAACGCCGTTATTCGTATAGTTCATGAAGTGATTGTACATCTTAGGGTACAACTCATAGCAAAGTTGAAGCCTGTTATCGTCTTTGAATTGGCAACCATATCCGCAGAACATACAACCGGTTCGTTTTGCCCCTTTATGGTATATATCTGCAATTTTCAATCCCCTCTCTCTTATGTATGCCCAAATGTCATCTTCAAGCCAAATTGATAGAGGCTTTGAATTGGTTGTATCGTCAAATTGATTACAACCACCAGCTTGTAAGTATTTCATCTGACGCTGAATGCTTTCAGATGCCATTTCTCCGCTTATTGGAAACAACCCGCTTGTTATATGATATTCATGAAATGGCTTTTTCTTTAATTGATTACAGCATTTTTCGCTTACATCAAACTTTTCGTCAATCAAAAACATCCATTTCTTCGCCAACTTAAATATACTATGACGTTTTACTACAAAATTTTCAAAAACTTTGCCGTCTGGTTTTTTTCTCACCTTACCTATTATAGCAGATGTTGATTTACTGATAAGTGGGAATCCGTATTTTTCAAATACCTGTGCTGGCTTTAATGTTGGATATATAATTTCAATGTCATATCCTTCTGTGTTTTTAAGCTCTCGGACGAACCTTACTATATCGGGATATTCATTGCCCGTATTGCAGAAAACAGCCTTTATATCGGGTTTGACGATACGGCATAAATCAAGTAACACGGTACTGTCCTTTCCGCCACTGAACCCAACGTAAACCTGACCGTTTAGACGTGATACGAATTGGTCTATCACACCGAGGCTGTGGTCTATCTTTTGGCGCAGGGTCCAGCTTTGTCGCTCTCTTAATTCTTTCAAGTCCATATCACTTATTAAAGTTTGATTCAACGACTTTGTATTTAATGGGCAATCCGGAGCAGGTGATAGCGAGCAGGGCAGAGTCCCTTTCTTCTTGGTTACTGCGGGGTATGTTAAACTCTATCCCGCTCATCTGGCACAACCGCTTCAATTCTTCATGGGTGATCTTGCCGTCTTTCCCTTGCCAGCACTTGCGCAATGGGGATTGCTCCATGACTTGTATTCCGTAATGCCTCAGCATTTCGACTATCTTGCGACCGGTCTCTTGGTTGCGACCTACATGCTCGCCTTTCTTGGCTGCGCTCGCCCGTGTGTCTTTCGGTGACAAATGCCAGTTTGATTTGTTCTTCCAACCTGCCTCGACATATACCGCCACTCGTTCATCGTTTTTCTTGCAGTGCTCATGAAGTTTTTTTATGCCCTCTACCAACAAGGGGAATGGGCAAACACTCATCTCCATTTTCATTTTCCTTGTGTCCAATACGGAGTAGCCGCTGCGCTCAACGTCGGGGTCTATCCCTATCACTACATCGTATTTTATTTTTCTGTTGTATGTGGCCTGTTCTTCCATTATATTGTATCTTTCTCTTTTTGTTCGGCAGGCGGGACTCGAACCCGCATGATAGGAGTTTTTCTAAGACTTTCACTTAGTAGTTTTAATTTGTGAGGTTGCGCTCACCGTGCGATACTTTCGTATGCCTAAACTCGGAGGAGAATTGTCAAGCGGTAATTTTTATTTTACGGCTACGCCTCTACAAGCTGTGCCATTGCCAACCTATCTATAAGAGCTACACTTTATCGTATACCAATTCCGACACTGCCGATACCACCTAAAACACTTATGGCTAATTTCTCCCCGCAGTTCCTTTCTCCGTATGGTGCTCGACCACGTACCCGGCTCGGCTTGCGGGGAATGTCTCACATTATGCTCCTATATCAGGTCTATGATTTTGGTTTTCACAATTCCGTCCAACCGCATATCGTTAAGGCCTTGTCTCATGTGTTCTTGCATAAGGCGGTTGGCTTCGGTGATGTCTTTGGCGCAAACGAGGTTGTAGTACTTCGTTTCCTTTTCATTGCCGTTGTCATCGATGAATATGTCTATCAACGTGGCCTTGTAGAAAGGCTTGCCTTCTTCCTTCTCGTTGACTATCTCGACAACATTCGAGCGGGTGATAGAGAATACATCGCAATTTCCGTTGTACTGTTCAAGTCCTTTTTTCTCGGCCTCGGCGAACAGTACTACATCGGTGATGAAGTGTTCGATGACTTCTTTCATCTCTCCTTTGCTGTTCTCTTTTTCTACTTTCAATTTGATTTCGTAAAACATAATGATTCGTATTTAATCTATATTGATTTTAGCATAATGATTCCGATACTATCGCTGTCTTTGCTTTTAACGAGCAAATATTTATTGCCTTCCGAAAGCTGCATATATGCGTACTCAAAATTGAATAGAGCTTTTTCGATCTTGGAGAAGAACGAAGGATCTATCCGTAACTTTGTGATTCCTTCTGTGCTCTCTTTTAGATGTTCTGAAATTACATTCTCCATTTCAGGGTATTTATAGACTTCGGAGAATGGGTATATAACTTTTTGATTGTCACACAATATACATTCAAACCCCATGTCCGTAACTTGTACCATATCGTAAGAGAGGATAGACTTGTAGGCTTTTGAGCCTATAAACTTACCATCGAGCTTTTCTATTTCTTCATCGGTGAATGTGGAACATTCGGATAACTTGTTTTTTACCAAGATATGTGTATCGCATGCATAAGCGTAACCATCTTTAAAATGGATATATGAAAATACAGTTCTGAAATAGTCGTTTCTGCTGCATGCCAAGTCCATTCTTAGGTCTTTGTTGAAATTATGTCTAGTCTTCATCGCTTTTATTCTTATCGGTTAAAAACTTCTTTGAACTTGGGATTCCCTGCCACATTCTTGCGGACATCACAATCGCTATTTAAGATCTCATTTTTGTACATTGTATTTCTTATTTAATTGTTTGACCTTATTTCTCATCAATCTTGCCAGCTCTTTATGCCGGTAGTCGTCGGACTTTTCCAACGCTTTTGCCGATCTTTCCAGCAGGCTGACGATTGACTGTATTTCATAGTCTTTCATGAATGGATTATTTCATTGACTAATTCATCGGCTTCGCATATCCTTTCGGCTATCTTCTTGAAGGTGTTATCATCTGGATATATCCTTCTGATAAACATGGAGGGCTTCTCGAACGGGTTATATACGATGAAATCGCACCAATCGGCTTCAATGCACATGAGTTCGGACATGATTTGGTAATAGTACTTAGGCTCCGTGGACAGGAGGGTATCGTTGTCCTTTATCTTGTGGAAGTATTTGGCATATGTGGCCGTTCCCACGCTTTTTATCTCGATTACCCCTTTTTCCCGCTTATTCTCATCGTAATAATATCCGTCGGGGCTGGCTGCGAAATGGGCGATGGTGGGGTGTTTGCACAGTCCTACCTCGACGACACGGCGACCTGTTTTCAACTCGTATAGTCTGCGTGCGTCGGGTTCCTGCTCTGCTCCCCATCGCATCTGTTTCGAGGATATGTCGGTTTGATAGAGGTAACTTTCGAAAACCTCGTCGTCCTCGAACAGCAGGGGATTGAGCATGCGCTCTCCTGCTACTTGGTAGATGTAGCTCATGGCGCATTCCCCGAACCCGTTTCCGCTTCGGTTCGCTTTCATCAGGTCGCCTATGCGGCTGCCCGTGAAACAGCCGAGGCGCTTCCTGTACCATTCAAGAGTCCTTTGCGCTTCCATCACTCAAACAGTCCTTGTCCGTTGACATTTTCAGATTCCGGTTGCTCGACTGCTTCGACGGCCATCTCCCTCAGACGTTCGGTCGCCGTATCGTTGTCGACATATTCGATTTCCACTTCGTCCACGCTGGTGTCTTGCTGTGTCAAATCTCCCTTTATCGTGGCTTGGTCGAAAGTGATAGCCCGTTGCATTTCTATCGATTTGGGAGCATATTTGGCGAGCAGAAGTTTTAAAACCGTCTTCCGTGCCATCGTGTCGAAGTCGTCTTTCCATACGCCGAACCCTTTCTTGTAGGATTGGGAATACTTCTTGGCATGCGCCTCGACTTCCCCTACTGTCATGTAGTGTGTTTTCTCGAACCCGTTCACAAGACGGAAATAGGCCATATAGCCGATGACCTTGTCGGAGGTCTTTGAATCCTCGTCGAAGATGTATTCGCCCGTGAATTTGTTCTTCTTGACGAGTTGTCCCTCATATACCACCTCGTCTATGAGAGAGGAGAATTGTCCGCTTCGAAGGCATAGCTCTATCAGTCCCTTGTACATGAGCTGGAATTGTGCTACTGTCGTCCTCAGCTTGGAGTCGTAATAGGGGACGATGGCCGAAAGACCCAAGTTGCTGTTGATGGGCAAGTCGAGCGTGGCGGCGATGACCGCCGAGTTGAGTATGCTTTGGGGTTCGGCCGTTTGGAGCATGGGGTTGCCGTTGACGGCGGAAATGACCGAGGAGATGAATCCGGGGGCTTTCTTCCCCAATATCTCGTTAAATCTTGTCTTGACAGAATCGCCGTTCAACAGGCTCTTCAATTGTGGTAATGTCGTTGTTGCCATTGTTGTTTTATTTTAAAGGGTTATGTTTCTTTTTATACACCGCATATCCTCCCGGACGGGCGGTGAATATGCTTGATTTATATGGAACTATAATTTATTTCCTCTTGCTTTGCGATCGCCCGGAGTATCGGATTTGTTCCCTCTATTGACGGATGCGGGTTTATATCTAAGGCCGTGCTTGGTATGACAAAGGTCTTTCCCAGCTCGGCTTTCTTTCCCATATCGCTTGTCGTGTTCCCGATTGGCTTTCGCCAGCTGCGCCCGTTTGCGTTTTTGCTCGGGACGGGCGTTTATTTTTTTGTCTGTCTCGGCTTTCTTCTCCCGGGCTTCGGGGTGTGTGCGATAATATTCTGTGGATTTTCCCATTGTGATAGTGATTTTGTTATAGTTTCTTATCGGTTTGTTGTTTACCACTTACATTTAATAGCTTTATTTACAACTACTCTATCATCTTCGTCTTTTGACAATTCTATCAACACATCGATTGAGGTGGCGGGGTTGTGCGCTACTGACATGCGGACTCTCCAATCTCTATCTTTTGCTAATTCTCTCAACACACCGGCGGGAGTGTTGGGATTCCCTGCCGCATTCTTGCGGACAACAGAGTTACCTGACTCTGCCAATTTCATGAGTACATCAGCGGGAGTGTTTGGGTTTTCTGCCACTTTTGCACGAACTTCCCAATCGCTATCCTTCGCCAGCTCTGTGAGCACATCGACGGAAGTACTGGGGTTTTCTGCCACACTAACGCGGACATACCAATTGATATCATTCGCTAATTCTGAGAGCACACCGACGGGCATATTAGGATTACATGCTGCATAACGGCGGACAACCCATTGGCTATCCTTCGCCAGCTCTGAGAGCACACCGGTGGGCGTGTTGGGATTCCTCGCCACAAGACAGCGAACAATATAGTCGCTATCCTTTGACAACTCCGTGAGCACATCGACGAGCATGTTGGGATTACATGCCGCATAACTGCGGATATACCAGTCTCTATCCTTCGCCAGCTCTGTGAGCACATCGACGGAAGTACTGGGGTTTTCTGCCACACTAACGCGGACATCATAGTCGCTATTTAAAATTTCATTTTTGTCCATTGTATTTCCTATCTTTTTTTTGTTGCCCTGTAAGAGCTACCGAAGACAGTGCGAACAGGGATATGCTTATCACCAGTTGCCAAAGGTTGGCGTTGATGAGCGAAGCGACTACCCCGAATATCGAGGAAAGCATAAGCAGTATGGCGAGCAGGGTAAATAACTTGTAGAATATCATGACTGTTATATTTGGAAATTACCGTTAAACTCAAATTCTTCATTTCCACATTCGTCGAATACGGTTACCGTGTATTCCGTATCGATGTAGCCACTGTCGGAACGTGGCGTTAAATAGTCGCCGTTGTCCCACTCCTTGTGATTGTATGCGTCGTAATGAATGCGGACGTCGGCGTTTTTGTCGATCAAATCTACTTCATAGTTTATATCTCCGTCGAGATAATGACCGTCCATGTTTTCTCCTATATGGTCGTCAAGAAAACTTTCTACCTCGTCCTGTATGGTTTTTAGTTTCTGAATATCGGCTTTTACCATAGCGATAGCGGTTTTGTAGATGTCCGTGGCATCGCACATGAGGTCTTCCCGGTATCGACGCATGCTCTGCCAGTCTTTCGGGTCGCAATCTTCAAGGTAGGATTTTGCTATTTCTTCCTCGTTCATCGATAGTATCTTGTTGGCGACCTCGTAATTTTCTACCCCGCCTCCCAGATAAAATTCCTTACATTTCAATTTGTAAGGAGAGTTGTCGTATTGGTCGTTGAAATCTTCCCTTGCCTTGTCGTATCGTTTCTCGATTGTTGACCGTGGGATAATACAGGTTGTGTTCATGTTCACAGGTTTATTTAATTTCGTTCCCCTGCAACAGATGACTGTTTTCCAACCCGAATCCGACGGGCAGGGGAAATATAGGGTAATGGAAAGCTGTCTGAACTATTCTTGCCTAGAAAGGCAATCCCTTTCTCTCTCCATTTTTTGTTCGTTTCTATTTTATTGAACTTGGTGAAGCGTGCCCGGTTGCCGAATTGCCGGATATTACTTACACGTCACGACTTCGTTACTTCACCCCGACCCGTCGCAAGTCTCGGCGTTCCCGCTATTGCGACTCTCGGTGTTCTTCACGTACGCCAACATGTCAATGAGCTTTTTTGTGGGGAGGCGGGAATCGAACCCTTGCTCGCTCCGAAGAACCGATACCCAACATACTGGTTCTTTTATTCGGTTGCTCTACCTTTGAGCTACTCCCCTGCTTTTACATCATGGATTTCCAAACTCGTAGTATCTCGCTTCCCGGGTAGAATTTTCGACCATTACACCTCCTGTAACCGCATTTGATAATTCCACTCTTCGTGTAACGGAACAGTGTGCTCCTGTCGATGCCGAGTATCTTGCATGCCTCGTTGGTCGAGTATCGGCCGGAAAGCGAAACTTGGGGTTCTGTGGAGGTCATCATATCGTTTTTCTTTTTATTGTCGTTGTTCCCGCAGGCTAATTCGATTCAGCGGCTACACGCCTTTCTGCGGGATTTCATTACTTTTGTAGTACCAAACCAAATAGTAATGAGTTATACCATGTGGATTACTATAATTGTGCGGTTCTATTAGCTGGTTTATCCTACCATCTTGTGTGAGACGATTCCGCCCTTTTTAAGAGCAAGCTCCCTTATTCGTTCTGGTTGCTCTCCGTCCGTGCGAAAGTTTATCGCCCCGTAGACAGTACGGTCTGTACAACCTACCTCGGCGGCTATCTCCTTAATAATCTTTGATGGGATACTGATGTATTTTACTTTTCTCATTGCTTTTTTACATTTAATCGTTTATATTTGCACATTATGTTTTTTGTTTCAATCTTGAAATATGTTCGTTTCAATGATTACAGAGGCAAAGATATATATTTGTTTGTAAAATACAAACATTTTGTTTGTAAATAAAAAGTTAAATAAAGTTTATAATATGAATAACATTGACAATGAAAGATTTATATATCTTGTATCTTATTTGAAAGAGAATAGATACATACGAAATCAGCAAGATTTTACAGAACGTGTTAAATCCGATAAGTCTACTGTTTCACAAATTATGAATAATAAGATAACAATACCAAACAAAATGTTTGCAAACATATTAAATGCTTTCCCATTCATTTCTCTCGAATGGCTTATTACTGGCGAAGGCGAGATGTTAAAGAATTCGACTATATCGACGAGGGACAACCTGAATATATCTGGCGGAAATAAAGGTAATATACGTCAAGGAGATGTTAATAATAACATCTCTATATCATTGCCGGAAAAAGGTACTCAAAAAATTATTGACCCTGACGGGAAAGTCACAATAGAGAATACTAGTTCAGGCGTCCAAAATAACCTGAACGAAATAGACATGCTTAATCAAAGGATACAATACCTCGAAAGAATCGTTAGTGGACATGAGGCTACGATAAAGTCTCTTGAAACAACAATAAAATCCAAAGATGATTTAATATGTATTTTGAGGAGTTCATTAGATAAACAAGATTAGATGGTTAACAATCGCAATATACTAAATAATTTCTTAATATAAGAAAAACTAATATAATAGTAAAGTCATGAAAGAATTAATTAATAAAATACTTAGTGTGAACAATCAAAAATATATATCTTATTATTTGAACAATGATAAACACAATGAGCACAAAAGATAGGAGTGGCGGAGTTCCCCATAACAGTTCAGAAGACTCCCAATGTCACTTTTGAGGTGTCTCTGCAAGATGTTTTCGGGCTTTACAGAGTGCTGATGTGTATGTCGTTGAAATAAAAAGGATATGGTATATATAATAATATATTCAATAACTATACCGCTTTTGATTCTTGGATTC